AGAAAATCCTGCTACAAAGCAGCCAAACATGATTATTAATCCAAAATGTAAAGGTATAATTTCAGAATTAGGTGGTTGTTCAAATCCTTTTGATGACCAAATTCATGTCTACACATGGAGAACTGATAGGGATGGAAATGTTGTTGGAAGAGAACCAAGGGATAGTTTCAACCATGGAATTAAGGCGACAACCTATGGACTTGTGGTAAACTTTGGATATGCAAGAGCTACAGGATCACAAAAATTGATAACAGTAAACAGGTGGTAAATGGCTAAAGAAACACTAGAAGATATTCTAAATAAGATTGAAACAATTTGGGAGTCACCTGGCTTTCGGACAAGACGAACTAGGTACGAAGAAGACTACGGTTTGTATCGTATGAACGCTTATGATGCAGGAACTGGCTACCAAAGTTATACATCAAACGCTCCAAAAATACTAGCAGACAAAATAATGTCGTACCTTTCTAACGCACAAATGTCTGTCAAAGTTCCAATGACTACCAAGGTAGACGACAGAGATGCTGGTAACAAAAAGGAAAAATTTATTATAGGTGCACTAAACCTTGCAGACGAAAGAATGCAGCGATTTGGTCAACCATCAGTTAGAGAACAACTAGCATTTTATATCGTACTTAGAGGATGGTATGCAGGTAGAGCCATGTTGAATAAAAACTCTGATGGCACACCTTTTGTTGATATTACACCTTTTGATCCACTACACGTTTGTTATGAAATGGATGAAAAAGGAATTATTTGGTTAGCACATAAAACAAAACGATCACCATCAGCAATAAAATCGATGTATAACGTAGATGTTGAGCCTGCTATTGAAGGGGAATCGTCATCTGGTATTACAGTTTGGGATTACTATTCACGAGAAGAGAATGGTGTAATAGTAGTTGATGGCGATGATGAAATGCAAGTTGGTAAAAAACTGACAAAGCATAATGTAAAAGATGCAAATGGTGAGCCATGTGCCCCAGTTTTCTTAGGAGCTGTAGGTCCAGCACCATGGATACAAGATGAAATATCTGGAGATGATACTGCCAGAGATTATGGTGAATCTATATTTGCAGCAAACAGAGAACTATACCAAGACTTAAACTTTGCTATGAGTGCATACAAAACTCTAGTAAAAAGAGCAGTCCGAAGACCTTACAAAATTATTTCACCAGATGGAACGACTACACTAGATGCTGATCCATGGCAGGATGGAAGTGAAGTTCCATTACCTGCTGGTACTGATATTAGATTGATGGATGAAGTTACAATGCCACTAGATACTGCAGCATTTGTAGGTATGATTTCAGGAGAAATTCAACGTGGTGGTTTGAGTAATGTAAGTTATGGTGAACTACCATTTGCTATTTCAGGATTTGCAGCAAGAATATTACAAGAAGGTTCTGCTCATCAGATAGAACCAAGAGTAAAAGGTATTACAGCCTGCTACAAGCAAATAACAGAAATACTAACAATGCAATATGAGATGGGTGGTTTTGGTTCTATGGAAGTTAGAGGTAGACATAATGACATTGCAAGTTACTTTAATGAAGAAATAAAACCTGCAGATCTAGAAGGAGCAGGTGCTATCGATATTAAGTTTGGTGTGCGTATGCCACAAGATGAACCACAGCTCGTAACTATGGCACAAATGATGAGAGATGGACCTAGACCACTTGCACCAGACGAGTGGATATGGGAGAATGTATTACAGATAAACGATGTAGACCAGTTTAAAAATGCTATATCTGCACAGCAAGCTCATGTAACAGAACCAAAGGCTTTGTTACTAACCTTGATAGAAGGATTAATGCAGACTGGCGAGCAAGATAAGGCTATGATTTATATTGATATGTTGAGAAAAACTATGAAGCAAGACCAGCAAAAAGAAGCTGCTCAGGACTTAGAATTTCAAAGCATATTACAACAATTCGGTCTAGGAGGACAAGCTACTCAAACTCCTCAAAGACCACAACCTCCACAACCAGGACAGCAACCACCACGACAAGGACCACCAGGAGTAAATGGTGGAGTGGTATCATCACAAATGCAGGGTTTTCCTAGAGTAGGCGATCCTCGACAAGCTCCGCCAGGTACACCAGGAGGACCTGGTCCAAGAGTAAATCCTATGGGGGGATAAAATATAATGGCACTTTATGATATAAGAGTTACCACACCTGATGGAATAACAGAAACAGTAAGAGTTGATGCTCCAAATGTTGAACAAGCTAGAGCTAGAGTTGAAAGTAGCAACCCTGGAAGTACGTTAGGACCAATACAAGAGATTCCTACTCCTGGAGCAGGAGATCCTAGTATTGGTCTAGGTGATATAGGTCCAGGTGGAGAAAGTTTTACAGATTTTGCAAGGTCGGGTGAATTTACTGGAAGAATACCTCAAGTAGTGCAAAACCCAAATTATGCTATGTATCGTAATCTAGATACTCGCCCTCCTGGACAAATGGGATTTGGTACAAGAACACAAGAACTTGTAGACGATTTTAGTGGCTTTGAAGGAGATCCAAATATATCTCCGAGACTTCCTGATGGAACTATAAACCCTGAATGGATGCGACAATTTGTAACTCCTTTTCGATTTAACACGGCTGTAGATGAAGGAACAGGTCAAATAGGAGGTTTGACTACAGGTGGAACTGGAATAATTCCAGGAGGACCTGCATCAACTCCAAGTTCTGCTCCAGCAAGTACAACTACTGGAGCATCAGCTCCACAACCAACAGGTCTTTACAATGTAACTGTTAGGACAGGAGATGGTGAGTTGTCTACTATTAGTGTTAGTGGTGACAATGCAGCAGATGCACGAGCAAATGCTTTGGCACAATCTGAAACAGGTTCTTCAATAGCAAGCATTAGCCCAGTAAATATATTGTTTTCAGACTTTGAGCCTACAACAGGAGTAGATCCACAAGATCCATTATCTGTTGCTGAAACTAGAACAGGGGTAGGAGATTTTTTTGCTCCAGCTGCAACACTTGGTGGTTTTGGTGACCAAGGTTTTATAGAAGGAGATTTAGCAGGAACAGCTATGCCTGATGGCGGTGTATTTGAATCTACTGCAGCTATGCCTGGATTAACACCTGAATTGTTTCAAGGACCTACTTATACCCCACCTCCGTTTACGCCTCCACCTGGCAATGGGGGAGATAATGGTGGACCTCCTAGTTTAGACGATCCAGATCTTTCATTGATAGAATCAGCACTGCAAAGAGGTGCTGGACAGTTTGGTGATTTAGAATTGCAAGACTTAAGTGAAGGAGCTAACATTGGTATGGCTATACCAATTGCTCAGGCTCTTGGAAGGGCTTTTCCAACCGTTGGAAGACAAGGTGCAATTTCTGACTATCTAAGACGGCAAGCATATAATTTAGTTCCAGCTCAACTTATTAGTGACATAAGAACATCTGTTGATCCAACATTTGGAGATGCCGCCAGAAACGTTGATGAATTAGCTGGAAGAGGTCCAGCAACATTTACAAGTTTTTATGAGGGCGTACAAAATAACCCAAGGGGAGCTTTAGGTGCTTTTCAAGATGCTGCAAGTAATTTGAATTTTCTTAGGGGAATACAATCAACTGATCCTAGAGCTGAAGTGCTCGGACAGTATTTTAATCCAGCAGACAGACAACAAGCTAGTGAAGCTTTTGATTTGTTAGGAGCAGCACAACAAGGAACATTCTCTCCTTTACTCAGAAATAGATTGAGAAGACCAGGTGAGTCAGAAGTGTTAGGAGACTTTATACTTGAAAATAATAGAAGGCTGGCAGAAGGTCAAAGGGCTCGTAACTTCTTAGACTTTGCAGCAGGAAGGTTTGGTTTATAATGGCAATCAATCCAACATTCGCAGGATTTTTAGAAGACGAACCAAGAGCAGCATTCTTTGGAACTTTAGGTCAACAAGGTATGTTAGATACAGCTGGTCGAAGAAGACAAGCTGAAAATATTTATCAAGATGCATTGTCATCTTTTTATGGTCAGCTAGGTGAACAAATACTCGGTGGTGAAGCTCCTACTCAAACATTTACAAATTACTTGCAAGACTTTCCGTTTACTGAAAGATTTGCACAGATGGGTAGGCAGTATAATGAGGCAGGAAGATACCGACCAAGAACTAGATTCTTATACTTTTAGGAGATAGCTTATGGTAATGGGAGCAGCAGGAGCTTTTGGTAGATTTGCAGATGCATTTCAAAGAAATATAGCTCCAAGATTTAATGATCCAACAGATCAACCTCCTAGTTTTGAGGCTTCTTTGCAACGTGTTGAAGAAATTGAAAAACAAAAAGAAGTTAGACCTAGTGTAAAAAATCGAGAAAAACTACAAAAATTTATTCCTATTGCCGTAGATTACAGAAATCGTGGAAGAAATAAAGAAGAAGGTCTTAAAGCAATAGAAGAATTGTCAAAAATTCCTGGAGGTTTGCAAGCTTTAGAAAGTGTTTCTGCGTCAGCTATGTCTCAAAACACTAGACTAATGACAGAGGAAGCACCTAGGGGTATAGGACCAACTATTGCAAGAGATGTAAGCAGGGTAGGAAGAGAGTTTGGAAATATAAACAGACCTATAGTTTCAGTAGAACAGGCAAGAGATTTTGATCCGCCTGGAGGCAGGTTACCTGCAGGTGTTAGCAATGTTTTACAAAAAGGATTTAGAGCGATTATGCCTTTAGCAAGCGAAGCTATGCCTGACACAGAACAAGAAAGAGCAGAATTTATATCCTCAATGACTCAACCAAGTGACTTAGCTATAAACTTAGCTTTTGCTAGATTAGGTGGTAGGGGTGCACAAGAAACATTAGGAAGACTTGCAGCAGCTGCACCTAGAGGTTTATCTCAGGCTATAAGAGGATTTGGTGCTGTAACAAGACCAATAACTGAAACGCCAGAAGGTTTTAGGGGTTTTAGTACAAGGGTAGGACAAGAAGCAGCTATACAAGCTGGAGCTACTCTTGGTGCACAAGAAGCAACTAGGAGAACACAAGATCAACCAGGTTATGTAAGAATACCATCTCAAATACTAGGAACAGTAGTTGGTGGTGCACAAGGATTAGGTACTGCTGCAGGTATAGGTAACTTAGTAAATCCAAATATACTCAGGATGACTCCTGATGCAATTATTACTCCAAAACCAGAGTTACCAGAAGCTGGACCTACAGGAGGAAGATTTGTTGTAAATCCACAAGGTACTATTTTAGATTTATTTAATCTTGAAAATAGAGCTAAAGCTGACACTGGATATATAAAGTTATTTAGACAAGCAGATGAAGCAAACCCTAATTGGAGATTCAGTCAAGCACCAGGTCAGCAACAAACAGCAACTGGACAAACAATTCCTGGTCAAACAGCAGATATAGTTCCAGCTCCACCAAAACCAGTTAATGTTTTAGGTGAAGATACAAATTACAAAACATATAAACCAGAAACCAAAACTGTTAACTGGCAACCGTTACAAGATTTTGAAGAGTTGAATAGACTTAACTTTATAGAAAATTCTGCAAGAGTGCTTGGTACTACAATAGCAGGAACTCCTGGTTTCAATAAAGTATCTGGATTATTCAATCCAGCTTTGAAAGCTATAAATGATGGAAGGCAATTGGCAATAACATATGCTTCCCAGATAAATCAAATAAACTTAAGGATTACACAGGCTTTTATACCTGTACAAAAATTAGGTGCTTCTACAGATATATTCCAATCTTCAAAAGGTTTTGATCCACAAGGAAGATTTATAGAAGGTCCTTTTAGAGGGCAAACCTTAAATGATATAGTAGAAAATTTACCTAAACTAAAAAACACTTTGAATGAAACTCAAATTGAGTATATACAAAAATTAAATGCTTTAGATAAATCTGCTACTGAAAGAGCTAGAGCACTCGGTAAAGATATTAGGCTTGTTTCTGAAGAAGACAACGTTTATGCGACTAGAAAAACAATTGGCAGAATTGTTGACGGTGAATTAGTAGATGTAAAAAATGTAGATGTAGCAGATAACGGAGAACTTCTTTTAGACATTTCAGAAAAAGGAGTTATAAAAACTCAGCCTTATATTACTACTGAAGTTGGTGCTGCTAAACAAAGAGGTTATAAAACAACACAAGAGGCTTTAGATGACGGTTATGTTATTTTACCTTATGAAGATGCAGTAAGAGCAAAGCTGGAGCAAGTCTACAGATTAGAAGCTGCTTACAATTTACAACAAGCACTAAACAGCCGTCTCCGTAAATTAGATCCTGACGGTAAACTAAAATTAAAAGGTGAACTTGGTTCTGCTGAAGATCAAGCAGTTCTTTTAAAGCTTAATGTAGAGCGAGCTACTTCAGAACAATTAGCATTTTTCAATGATTTGAGAGGAGGCATACTCGATTATCAAAAAACAGTTTCTCCATTTTTTACAGACAACGCATTAGCAAAAGGTATAAATAATGTAAACTATGTAGGTAGAACAGTAAACCTTTCTTTTGATGGTAGCTTGATGGGCATTCAGTTAGCATCAGGAATTAATAGAGATTTGCTTTTCAACGCCTCACTACGAAATCCTCTTAAAAATAAAGGGGCAATTTTAGGACCTAGAAAAGGAGAAAAACTTATATTGCCTGCTGCATTAAAAGGTTTTGGAGAAACTTTATGGCAAGGATTAAAAAATCCTCAAAATGCGTTAGATATGCAAGCACGATATTTTGCTAAAAATAAAGAGTATATACTAGAAATGGACAGGGCAGAG